GAATCATCAATTGATAAATCCGGCCCTGTGGAATTGTCTGCCAGTTCCACACTGCGCCCCGTGTCACCCCTAGCAAACGTGCCAAAGATGACTGTGAGCCAGCGAGTTTGATTGCGTGTTCTTTAGTCATTTCCGTCTATTTTAGTTTACTTTTTACGGCATTTGCCCATAAATTTTAACTATTGGGTAGGCAAAGCCAATTAGTATTTATATGAACAAGTATGGCTTTAGTGTCCATTTATCTATACAATTCACTCATGCCCCGAACGCCTTGGGGTCTTTTAAGGAAATCAAAATGACACGTCAAGTAATCAAAACAGCATACGGTTTTACAGTTTACGGGGCATTCACTTGCATCATGCGCTTAGACGCATCCGGCGCTGTTACTTACTCCAACATGAACGTTGACTCACAAGAATACCGTGCCATGTTTCGGGCTTACAAAAAATCAATTTAAACCAAAAGGGGCGCAAGCCCCATCAATCCCGCAAGGGTCTTTTAAGGAAATCAAAATGAACAAATACCAAAAAATGCAAAGCCTAAAAAAACAACGGCAAGCACTTTCCGATTCATTACCAGTTTACACATTGCGTCACGACCCCCTTGTTCAGCAAATGCAAGACATGGATGTTGAAATAGAAGCCATTGCGTATAACCTTGGCATAAACGCATGGAAGCACGATGCGCCAATCAACCCTGCATTTTTAGGCGCACAACCTGCACGGGCTGGCGAAGATTACTAAACCCAACAAGGAATTAAAATGCACTCAGCAACACTCACTTATGACAACATCGTTTGGGAAGTCACCTATGAATGGGAAGACGCTCAAACCGAGACGGACATTGACCCACCAATCCCCGCAATTGCCACACTCACCGAAATCTACATCAACGGCGTTGAACTGTACGAACACATTGACGTTCACACCATCTACGCATTAGAAGCAATGATTGTGGAGTCACACGAATGAAAGACATAGCCACCGCTTTTCTGTTCGCCGCCCTTGTCGGGCTTCCCTTTGTACTTTACTTTTGGAGAATGTAATGAAAGGTTTAATTGCTCACTACATGGAACTCATGGGGCAAGTTGAATTCTGCCCGTACTGCATGGAAGAAAAAGACGGCAAACTTTCCTGCTGCCAAGAAAACCATTTTGTCCCGTTCTCGGATTTGGACACCGATTCACAGTTAGAAATCATTAAAGAGGAATTAGTATGAAAGTTTATCAAGCAATCAACGCCGTTCAATCTGAACTAGCAAAAATTGGAATCAGCAAAGATTCCCGCAATAGCCAAGGCGCAGGTTACAACTTCCGTGGCATTGACGCTGTTTACAACGTCTTGTCATCCATCATGGCAAACAATGGCCTTTGCATCATTCCCCGTATGCTTACCCGCAATTGTGAAGAACGTACCAGCAAATCAGGCGGCAATTTGTTTTATGTAACTGTGGAAGCCGAGTTTGATTTGGTAAGCGCAGAAGATGGCTCAAAACACACAGCACGGACTTTTGGCGAAGCAATGGACAGCGGAGACAAAGCCACAAATAAAGCAATGTCAGCCGCTTATAAATACATGGCTTTCCAAACGTTTGCCATTCCCACCGAAGGCGACAACGATGCAGACAACCACACGCATGAAATTGTCCGAACACAAGTTTCTAGTTCAACTATGCAAGCCTTAATAGCCGACATTGCAGCCTGTACCACGGAAGACGAATTGAAAGACGCTTATTTTCACGCAATAAGTAAGGCTGGCAATGACCAAGCCGCCAAGACCGCCATCATTAAGGCCAAAGACGCAAAGAAAGGTGAACTGAAATGATTGAAATGATGGAACAAGGCACGGACGATTGGTTTGCGGCTCGACTTGGTAAGGTGACCGCCAGCCGGGTTGCCGACCTGATGGCAAAGACTAAAGTGGGTTATGCCGCCACACGAGACAATTACATGGCGCAACTGGTTGTTGAAAGGTTGACCAACACTAGAGCTGAATCGTATTCAAACTCCGCTATGCAATGGGGGACTGACCAAGAGCCTTTTGCACGGGCAGCATACGAAGCCGCACAAGGCGTTTTAGTTGAAGAAGTAGGGTTTGTACCTCACCCACGAATTGAATGGGCTGGTGCGTCTCCTGATGGCTTGGTGGGGCTGTTTGGTATGTGTGAGATTAAATGCCCTAACACTGCGACCATGATTGACACGCTATTGACAGAAAAAGTGCCAGCCAAGTATTTTGGACAGATGCAGATGCAAATGGCTTGCACAGACAGAGCCTGGTGTGACTATGTTGTTTTTGACCCACGGATGCCAGCAAAGGCGCAATTGTTCATCAAGCGTGTCGAACGGGATGAAGCCTTTATTGCTGAAATGGAAGCTGAAATCAACAAATTTTTAAATGAAGTCACCATCCAAGTAGAAAAACTTAACTTAATCATTGAAAGCAAATAATGGCAAAAATTAAAAAAGAAGTGTCTTGTATCGTTGGGCAATACACAAATGCTCAAGGGCAAAATAAGAACCGCTATCAGCGTATTGGTTCAATCATTGAAACCAAGAATGGGGAAATGTTGAAGCTGGATGTTGTCCCGCTTAAAGAAGGCGGTTGGGATGGTTGGGCTTACCTCAACGACCCAAAGCCTAGAGAAGACCAGCCCCGCCGAGGCAGCGGGTTTGACGATATGGCAGACGATATTCCATTCTAAAGAAAGGGCGGTGCAAAATGTTTAGAGCAAGAAACACCGACCCCGTAACCAGTTGGCTGGCTGCGGATTCCGCTAAAGAACTGGCAAAGCATCACGCCACAATTATTGTGGATTGCCTACGCAAAAACGGCAAATTAGGCAAGGATGGCATTGCCAACATCACAGGGCTGGATTCCAACCAAGTCGCAAGACGGGTAAAAGAGATTGAACGTGACGGGCTTATTTGTTTAACTGGTCAGACAGTACGCAGTAACTCAAACCGACAGGAACAAGAATGGCAAATTACACCGACCCAATTGACTCTGATATAGAAACCCCCACCATATTTGAACGGCTGTGGGATGGCTTTATTGATTTAATGACATTGCTTGGCATGGTGGCGACAATCGCTTTTGTTGCAGGGTACATTATTGCTAACCAACCATCAAGCGTAGTTCAGTGCCAGCCAACCAAAGTTGTATTAGCAAAAGGGATTTTTAAATGAACAATCAAACAGAACTGCAAGCGGCATTTCCTGATGAATACCAAAATGGCATGACCCTGCGTGATTACTTTGCAGCCAAGGCTCTGCAAGGGCTTATGGCTGGTAGATGGAAAGCAGATATGCACGGGATTCTGCATGACGCATACCGTGCAGATGCCGATGAATGGACAAAATCAGCGTATCACTTTGCAGACGCAATGATGGCTGCTAGGAGCGCAGAATGAATATGAGAATACACCTTGACATTGGCCGCATAATTATTTTTATTGGAAGTGCAATTGCGCTTTTTGTTCAATCTTATGCGGTCGCCTTTTGGTTTTTAGCGGTCTTGGCTTTGTCCGAATTTCAACATATTAAAGAGGCGCTGCAAGCCGCCCACGGAATTAAGGAGAACACAAAATGAACCACTTAAAAAACGTATGGGAATGGTTGAAAGACCACTACACGATGCCCACACCGCTGGAGATGATTAACCACGAGTTGGTTGACGCACAGCGCAGCAAGTTGCGCCACGAGTCAGCGCAGGAGTACCACGCAGCCATCGTTGCCTATAACTCCGCACGAATCAAACGACTCGAGGCACGGCTTGCCAAGCAGGAGGTGGTGGAATGAAAGAAGCATTGAAACTTGCGCTTGAGGCGTTATGGACAACTGCAAACCCTAAAGCAGAAGAAGCCATCACCGCCATTAAAGCAGCCTTGGCACAGCCAGCACAAGAGCCTTGGTGCATGGAGATGAACGGCTGCAAAACCAAGTGTGCAGATTGCCCCGATGAGCCAGCACAAGAGCCTGTGGCGTGGATGGACATAGACGAAAAAGGTAGTGCATCAGGATTACGTTATTGGTCTGAGCCTGATAACCGCCATGAAGTTGCACTTTACATGCTCAAGGAAAACACATGAAACTAGCAGCAGGAAACCCCAATTTGATGCGCGTAAACCGTCAAGCCACTTTAGGTGAGTTTGCACGGCCTGAGAAAACAACCTACAAATACGGACAAAACGGCGGTTATGTGCCGATGGTGCGAACGCCTGACATGGCTGAACCAAGGACGTTTAATCACATGAAAGACGGGCAAATCTACAAGCCCGACAATTCACCTCCTGCACGGGCTGGTGCTACCGATGCAATGCTTGTTCAAAGCCGAGGTTACAAAACGTGAGTGTTAAGCAAACTACACAAACGCACGAGTGCCAGCGCTGTATAATGCTTGTACATGATTGGAGTACCCATGCACAGAACTGATAATCACTTTACCAAAGAACACTTGCAAGCACTGTTTACCTATGCAAATGGAAGTCTGTACTGGAGGGAGCGAAAAGGACGGCGCTTGGCTGGGGCGCTTGCGGGTACAGCGTCGCATCATTATCATCAAATTTGCATAGACTACGTTTTGTACAGAACTCACCGACTTGTATGGGCTTACCACTACGGAGCATCCGCGCACACCATAGACCACATTAACAACAACTCCTTTGACAACCGAATAGAAAATTTGCGTGAATGCAACAGTTCGCAAAATAGTCAAAACAGCCGACTGCCAAAGCTGAACACTTCGGGCATAAAAGGAGTTGCTTGGTGTAAGCAAAAACAAAAATGGCGTGGTCGTATTGCCGTGGATGGAGCAGAAAAGCATATTGGTTTTTTTACTACTATAGATGAGGCCAAAGAAGCCATGCTTTCAGCCCGAACAAAACTGCACGGTCTATTTGCACGTAACGCCTAAACATAAGCCCTAACTCCCGCCTTGTCAATAATCAGTGCTTTGCCACGGGGTTCTGCATCTTCAGTATTCGGGATGCTGATATGTGTCCAGCGATCGTACTCACGGATTATTTGATCGAATGGCAAATTGGCAGCAATCACCGCACGAACTACCTCGTCAGGGGTAACACCTGGAACTCGAAAGTCAGCAGCGCACCCCTTACGATGCTGAGACTTGTCAGAACTTCCAACAGCGTCATTGACCTGCTTGCACCGGAAGGCGCTGTTAATCATTACAGGCTTGCCACCAAGGGTTTCTTTGACCTGTTCCAGCAGTTGAGCCAAGCGTTGCAGGTTGCTGATTTCTTCCTGTGTCGGGCTGTTGTCAAACTCACGGTGGTCGGTGACGGTTAACTCAGCGAGGGTGAAGTGTTTACTCAGGTGTGTCATTTTTTACCCTTCATATCGGCTAATTTCTCAAGCGTTCTGCCGCCAAAGTATGCACCCATCACAAGCATTCCCCACTGCCCAAGCAGCGTGACGTAGGACTCGGAAATCTTAAAGCCGAAGCCGTCCAGAATAGCCAGCGTAAGGTAAGCGGTCAGGATATATACCAAGGTCATTGGGCGCACATTTTTAGACAGCCACGAATCCGAGGCCATGTCAGCAGTCCAGCGGTCTGTGGTGTTTTGCTGCTCGGCTTTGAAGAGTTCTGCCTCGTTTGCCATCTCAGCCAATTTGCCGTTTTGAGCAAGCGTAGCAAGTTCAAGCTGCGCCCGTGCCTTGGCCTCGGGGTCGGGAATTAACTTATCGATGATTTTGCCGCCTACTTGCAGCAGTCCTGAAATGTCAAACATTATTGTTTACTCCTTGAAAGCATAGTTGCAGCAATACTCAGCATGGTTCGTGCTGATTCTAAGTTTTCGGGTTCTGTTTCCCATCCCACGGTTATCTGCCCCACAAACCGCCCTGGCTCTGGTGGAACGCTAATTCTGCAAGTATAGGTAACGCCCTTGTTGATGTACCAAATACCCATTTCAGACTGCGCCGTGCGGTATTCACCGCAAGGGATTTCGTTTGCCATCAATTTAACTACATCGGCATTGTTAGCTGCATTGTTTGTAAACAGCCCAACATCCAGCCCATCATTGGTTTTGTCTCGCCCATCCTTGGCGTAGGCTCGGTACAGTACACGAGTCCCAAACATAGGGTTGACTTTGAACACTGCAACGATAGTGGCGTTGGTGGTCTTGAACAGGTGGGCAGAGGCGTCCTCCACCCTGTCCTCGGCAATGCTGGGTATCTTCTTGGATTCTTTGTAAGCCCCAATCAGCAAGTCTTGGTTTGTGTACACAAAATAACCAGCAAAAGCAACTACGCCCATGACAAGGATGGCGGCAAGTTTAAATGGCGAATCTACATACCCCAGAACTTTGTCAAGGGTTGAATTAGCGTTTAACGTTCCTTCGCTCATAGCTTCCCTTTCATTGCAATTACACCCCAAGCCACCAAGAAAAATATGGCAGCGGCTACCAGTATGCACAAACCCATTGTGATGGCTTCGTCAATCTCTGCCTTGCGGTTCTTAGCCGCTTTAGCATCTAGTATCTCTTGCGTTCGTCTGCGCTGCACAATTGCGTTGCGCTCAAGCAGAATCTGACTCCATAACTGGCTGTGGCCCTGATTGATAAAGTGCCACTTCAGTTCTTCCTCGGCTTTGTTTAACTCATGCAGTTGCATGACGGTACTCATGGCTTGACTGGTGTCTGAACTGTACTTTTTTTTCGGGTTTTTTACCGCTTCCTTGGCTACCTTGTCCTTGGCATCAAAAAACTTCATCACATCGCCAGTGATGCCTTGAACATCCTTGCCCATTTTGATTGCGGCTTGGATTCCTTTTATAGCACCCTGTGCTATGGCAAACGCGCTAATTGGGTCGATCATTCTTAGTCTCCAACACCCAACGGCACACTCGCCCGTCTTTGTCTAAAAACTCATTAGCCCCATACTTTTCTTGCGGCAGCACGACACGGCACACCAGCACGATTTTTTGTTCCGTGTTGGGCCAAGGTATTTGTGCTGATGCGACATCTACCACT